AAACGAAAGGGGTAACGGACCATGGCATACCCTAAGCCTGCTGAAGAGCGTGCTAGACGCAATCAACTCGATATGGTCTGGACTGAGCTTCCGGCCCACAATCCGAACCCTATACCCCCAATGCCTGCACTCAAGAAGAAGCAAGTGCACATTGTGGACAAAGACACTGGCGAGATGGTCACCAAGACCTATCAACCCAAGTGGTCCACCCAGGCTGTTGCCGCATGGGATAGGCTTTGGTCTTCACCTCAGGCAATACAGTGGCCCGAAGATATGCGCTCAATCATTGAGCAATGGATCTTCCTCTACGAATCCTTTACAGATGGTGACTTTAGCGGTGCCACTGTCACTGGCCTTCAGCGTATTGAGGACAAGCTAGGGCTGAATCCCAAGGCCATGCTTCAACTTCGGTGGCGCCACCACCCTGCGTACCTCAAGGGGGAGCAGGAAACGACGTTGGCGAGCGTGCAGAGCCTGCCAGAGCGACCCAAGCGCATGGACCCTCGAAAGAGCTGACGGCCCTGAGAGGCCACGGAGGATGCTCGCATGAGTGATCTTGTCTGGCCTTCTATCGGTGACTACGTCTGCGACTTCATCGAGGCTGAGCTACGTCATGGCCCTGGCCCAGTAAAGGGCCAACATGTAGAGCTAACCCTTGAGGAACAACGCTTCATCTATTCAATGTATGAAGTGCACCCTGTTGCAGACTGTAGCCGGCCACATTGCGATTGCCGTCGCAACGTTGGCAAGTTCCGCTATGAGTGGGCCATCTATTGCAGGCTCAAGGGAGCTCGCAAGTCTGAGCTAGCAGCGTGGATCACTCATGCTGAGCTGTTCGGCCCTTGCCGATTCGCCGGATGGGACGCCAACGGTGACCCTGTAGCGTCAACGCTTTGGGAACTAGGTAGCACTGCTGACATTCCCTTTGCGGCTACGGCTGAAGATCAGGTGAAAGATACGGCTTGGGCTTCGTTCTATGACATAGCCCAAACGGCTACCTACGCTGACGACCTTGACATCGGGTTGACCAAGGTGACCGTTAAGCGCAACGGTGCCGGGAATGCTCGGGTGGTCACCTCTTCGTCTATCAGTCGTGATGGTGGTAGGCCAACGTTCACTGTTGAGGAAGAGCCACACCTTTGGATGCTGCCCGATCTACTAGAGCTTGATCGGGTATTGAACTACAACCTTGCAAAGCTTGGCGCTTCTGACCCTCACGGGTTGAAGGTGTCCACCATGTACGGCGTCGGTGAAGGCTCAGTGCTCGAGCAAGACCATAGAGCTGTGCAAGAAGACGAAGACTCTGGAATCTTGTTTGACCTGCGTAGTGCACGGGATGGACTGGACCCAAAGAATGACGACGATATCTTTACGGGGATTCGTGATGCTATTGGCGATGCTGTATGGCTCGACGATTACCGCATATATCGCAAGTTCAAGCGATCACGAGACAAAGCCGTACGCTTCTGGTGGAACAAACGAAGCAGCAGCGATAAGCGAGCCATAGACCCTGATGAGTGGAAGGCTTGTGCAGTCGATAGGGAGCCTGTCCCTGGCGAACTGATCTGCATTGGCTTTGACGGTTCGCTCTACAACGACAGCACTGCGCTAGTTGTGTCCTGCCTCGCTGACCGCTACCAGTGGCCTGCACTGATTTACTACCCCAACGGAACAGAGGAAGACGTCTTTAACTTGCGAGCGCAGGTAGACCTTACGCTCAGAGAGTTGACAGATAAGTTCACCTTGGTTCGTATGTACTGTGATCCACCTCACTGGGGCGAGCAAATAGCTACGTGGCAGGGAACCTACGGTGACCGTGTTGTCTTGCCCTGGTGGACGAACCGTGATCTGCCTATGGCTTGGGCAACACATCGATGGGTTGAGGGAATCGCAGAAGGCACACTTACTCACCACCCTGACGAAGAGTTTGCCAAGCAAGTAGCGAACGCTCACAAGCGACAGACTCGAATCATTGTGGATACCTCTACTGGTGACTTTGGGTTTGTACCTACGAAAGATCGCCCCGGTAGTCCTCACAAGATTGACGCTGTGATTTCCAGCATCCTGGCAGACGAAGCCAGGTTGGATGCCAAGAGGCATGGCGATGACCAACCAAAGAAGAAGCGCAGCGGCAAAGTGTATGCGTTCTAGTAAGGGGTGATAATGGATCTCGAAGACATTGTGACCCGACTTGAAGCACGGCTCAAGACGCAGAACGAAACCATAGCGAAATACCGCAAGTATTACGCTGGTGATTTTCAGCTCTCGTTTTCAACTCAAGGCTATCGAGACGAATTCTCACAGATGCTCACGGAAGTCTGTGACAACTGGATGCCTATTGTTGTTGAGGCTGTCTCTGAGCGCATGAACGTTGAGGGGTTTCGCTTTGGTAGTGAGCCTGAAGCCGGCGCCGAAGGTGATTCACCTGTAGGCGTAACTGGCAAGGGTGATACTGAGGCTTGGGACATTTGGCAGCGCAACAGCCTTGATGCTGACTCTGAGCTACTGCACACAAGCACGCTGATCGATGGCATCGGCTACGCAATGGTTTGGGGTACGCCTGAGAAGGACGACTTCTCGCTGCCGATCATCACCATCGAAGATGCATCGCAAGTGTACGTACTGCTCGAATCCGGTAGCCGTAGAGCTAGGCGCTTGGCAATCAAGGTGTGGCGAGACGAATGGACTGACGGCGAATTCGTCAACCTCTACGCACCTGACAAGCTGTATAAGTTCTTCCGCAAGGGTGACAAGCTTGAGCTGAAGAAGACGGTTAAGAACCCTCTTGGTGTTGTGAACGTGATTCCGTTCTACAACCGTCCGCTTGCGATGCCTGGTTCTTACCGCTCAGAATTGCAGGATGTCCTTAGCACTCAGGACCAAATCAATAAGATTCTGTGCGATGCAATTGTCGCTTCAGAGTTTGCGGCCTACCGTCAGCGTTGGGCCGCTGGCATTGAGGTTGAAGTAGACCCTGACACTGGTCAGCCCAAGAATCCCTTTACGTCAAACATCAACAGGGTATTCATTGCTCCTGATGCTGATGCAAAGTTCGGAAGCTTCGAGCCTACAGACCTGAGCAACTACACCCGCTTCCTTGAGAACCGGATTCAGTCTGTGGCGAGCAGGACGAGAACACCACCCCATTACCTGCTCGGACAGTCGGGAACGTTCCCTAGTGGCGAAACACTGAAGGCCACTGAGACTGGTCTGATTGCCAAGGTCAAGAGTAGGGGTCGTCACTTCGGTGAGGCTTGGGAAGAAGTCATGAGACTCGCTTTCAAGATCAACGACGATGTAAAGGCTGAGTATTACAGGGCTGAGACCATCTGGTCTGACCCTGAGTCTCGCACTGAGTCTGAGCATGTCGATGCACTGACCAAGCTCAAGACCTTGGGCGTTCCTATCCGTCAGCTTTGGGAAGACGCTGGTTACTCGCAAGAGCAGATTGAGCGGATGACTCAGTGGGCTATGGAAGAAGCGCTTACTGCTTCAATGGCTGCACCTTCTCCCATCGTTGTAACCAGTGGGGCACCTGATGACGCTGACAACACCACAGATGATGCAGGTAGCTCAGGCGGTACAGAACAACCTGATTCGTCTGGCAACGCTGAACAGTGAGGCTATAGGGCAACTGTGGGAACAGGTCGATGATCTGAGCGACGAAGCCATGAGCAAGTTTGCTCAGGCTGCTGCTGCTCAAACCCTGGCAGCACAGACGCAGTCTGCATCGCTGACCTACGCCTTTCTTGCTCAGGCGGAAGGGATCTCGCCCGGTCCCGCTCCTGCCATCGTGGACGTCCTCTCAGCCGTCCGCCAGGGCGTCTCTCCGCTTACGGTCTACGCCAGGCCGATGGTTGCCGCCCGGACGGCCGTCAGTCGCTCACAGGGCTTCACAGAGGCCCTACAGCGTGGCTCTGCTCTAGCTCGATCGAGCGGCGAGACGGACGTGATGCTGGCCCATCGCCAGGCGGCAGTGAGCTGGACCGATCACCCGAAGTCAAACGTGACGGGGCATAGGCGAGTCCCTGATTCTGGCGCCTGTGATTTCTGTCTATTGATCAGCACTAGGCGCTACAACATCAAAGATCTACAGCCTGTCCACAATCACTGTCACTGCACAGTGGTTCCGATCATCGGCCGCAATGACCCTGGCGTTCAAGCGAGCAATGAACGGCTGAAGGCCATTCAAGCGAAGAACAAAGCCAAGGCTGAAGAGGCGAAGCCGATCAAGGCTGTAGTCAAAGAGCATGGTGAGTTAGGCCCTGTACTCACTAAAGCCGGCGACACCTTCACCAAGGTTTCGACCAAGGTAGTGAAGGCAAGTCGGCAACTTACGCCAGCAGACAAGAAGCTAGAAGCTGCACTCAAAGCCAAGATCAGGCGCAAAGAACTAAGACTTGATCTGGTCAAGCAGTGGGATGAAAACCTAAAGGCTGCACGCAAGAACGGTGGCCTTGTCTTCGTTGATATCAAAACCCTTAAACCACTAGTTGCGTAAAGGAAACAATCATGGCTGTTGGTCTCGCCTCCGCTACCGCTACTGCAATTCTCGATGCTGTGTGCAATGGCACCGCTTACTCGATTACGCAGCCGATCTACATTCAGCTGCACACTGCTGATCCTGGTGCTGCTGGTACTACGGCTGTTGCTGGCAACGCTACTCGGAAGTCCGTGAGCTTTGGTGCTGCGTCTGCTGGTGCGATCAGCTCTGACGCTTCCGTTTCGTGGACGACTGGTGAGGTTGACACCTCTGAGGATTATACCCACTACTCGCTTTGGACTGCTTCTACCGCTGGCACCTTCATTGCCTCTGGCACCATCACTGCCAACGCTGTGACCGCTGGCGATACGTTCACCATTGCTTCTGGTGATATCGATCTGTCGTTCTCTATTGCGTCCTGAGTTTGGATTATCCAACGGAGTAGCGGAAAGGTAGGCCAATGGCTATTGCGGTTCGTGGCACCTACCAAACGTCTACGTGGGTTGAAGCTGGAAGTGGGTCGTTTGCGACTGCTTCTGCTACCTGGTTGACCGATGATGTCATCGTGGTCTTGACCGGCCTTGAGAATGCGGCTAATGCTGTCACAGCGTGCACCGCAACAGGTTTGACCTTTGCGTCAAGAGCAGTGACGTCAGGTGCTGGTGCAGGTAATCCATACGCTAGAGGCTATACGGCTAAAGCTGCTTCTGATGGTTCAGGCGTAATCACTATCTCACGCACTGGAACCAACAGGGGGGGCGCTATTGTTCTAGTCCTGTCGGGCGCAAACGACTTCGGCTCTGCTACTGCCAACGACACTCAAGCATTGATGAGCTTGACCGTAGGCGCTGGCGATTTCGTATGCACTCTGACGTCCGATTGGTCGGCAATTAACTTCACTGCGTCGGCTGCTACCGGCACTGGCACTGGTTCAGTTCTCGTCGATGTAAACAATACATCGTATGCAGGGTTCTACGTTTGCCAATGGGTAAACACCTCTGCTGCAACTGCTGATTTTGGTTTGGCTAGTTATACTGGCCTTGACGTCGGACAGATAGCGATTGCTGTTACGGCTAGCGCTGGTGGTGGCTCCGTAACCGGAACGATCGTTACCAATCTTGGCGCTGTCACTGCTACTGCTTCTGGTGTTCCTGGTGTTACTGGTGCCCTTGTCAGCAACCTAGGCGCACTCGCTGCTACGTCTGCTGGTGTGCCTGACGTAGTTGGTTCTATCAGCACTGGCCTTGGTGGAATCACTGCTACCGCACTAGGTGCACCTGATAAGTCTGGCACTGTCGCTAGCAACTTCGGCGCATTGACTGCTACGGCTCAAGGGATACCTGAGAAGTCAGGCGCTATCACTACTGCGCTTGGTTCGCTGACTGTCACTGCGTCTGGTCTTGCGACTAAAGCCGGCACAATCACTACCGACTTCGGCGCACTCACTGGCACTGCATCTGGTACGCCTGATGTCAGTGGCGCAATTGCATCGAGCTACGGAGCACTAACAGCTACTACTTCCGGTATCCCTGACGTTGCTGGTTCTATTGCTTCCGGATTCGGTGGCCTGACTGCAACCGCAGTGGTGATCGCTGCAAACCTTTGGTCGAGCATCACTAACGACTTCAGCGACGCAGACACAGACAACTTCACCACCACTCTTGGTGCGATTACCTATGAGAACAACAAAGCCGTGCTCGACATGGCTCTTGACCGCAACCTGGTCGACTACACAGACAGAAGCCTTATCGCCAACGCTGCATATGTGAAGGTGCAGCCGAACGCTAGTTATGGTTATGTCGAATTCAAGTTGACTCGTGCCAGTGGGTCCGTACTCCTTGCGTCCACCTACAAGCGTGCCGACCAATCAGTATTGACCATCTACTACAATGGGTCCACAGTAGCGACGCCTACCTACGATGCTTCAACGATGAAGTATTGGCGCTACCGTGAAGCTGGCGGTTCGCTCTTCGTCGATACGTCTGGCGATGCAATCACTTGGACGAATCGCTACGAAGCGTCTGGTGCAAGCAGTACGTTTGATCTGACTACCGTTGAACTGGCTTTTGGATTCGGCAGTGCCGTAGGTGGCACACCTCCGGGGCCTGGTGTTGCTTTTGCCTATATATCAAACCTAAACATTCCAGACGTTGAAGGTACGGCTGGCAGTACGTTTGATTTTACCGCTACAGCAACAGGGGCAAAGGAAGTCTCGGGAAGCATTGCCATTGATCTAGGCACGCTTACCGCTACAGCCCTTCAGTATGTCAACGATGTAGCAGGCTCGATCTCTACTTCGTTCGGTGCGCTTACCGCTACCGCAACGACATGGGGCAACGAGACTAATACAGGATATTCGAAGCATCCTTCGTGGCCTGGTTCGTTTACTGGTGGCACCTTCGCTACGGAGCAGACGATAACCGGCGGCACGACTGTCAACTTTGCCGACTATCAGGCCGGTGTGCTTGTCGGTACTGGTGGCTCGAAGATCACTTCACCTGTCACGTTTAACGGATGTCGTTTCCAGTATTCGGCGAACGTTTCCGATCAAGGTGATGCAACTGCATTTCAAGCGCTGATCTTCGCTGCTAGCGGCGGACTGGTTACCTTTAACTACTGCACTTTTCAACCCTCTGTGGTAAACTATCCCACAAGATTGACGGGTGAGGAAGTAGAGGCTGATCCGTCGACTTGGGTTAGCTATGGTAAGTCCTATCAGTTCGCAATCATTGGTGATGGGGCATACGGAACATCTACGCCCGCTGGTTTGGTTATCGATCATTGCGACTTCTGGGGATTTGGAAACGCTCTACAGCTATCAGGTTCAACTGTAGCGAATCCCCATATCGTACGATATTCGTGGTTTCACCATGGCGGTGACCCCTTCATCGTCAACGCTACGGCTAACCAGTACCACAATGATTGCTGGTTGGTGAATGATGGGAATTACTATGGTGCTCAATGTCTCCATAACACGATGGAGATTTGGGGCAACACCAACTGTCTAGCCTGGCAGGGCACTGGCTCGTATGATGATGCGGAGATTATTGGCAATAAGTTTGGTGGCGATCAAGAAACGATTTCACTGTCTGCGTCTGGAACGTCTACAGGTATAACGTTTCGTGAAAACACCTTTGCCACTCGTATCGGTAGAGCTGTAAGCACTGGCAGGCCGCTTAGGTCTTGGGCCGTAAGTGATGACGGGTCCGGTTCGGTATGGGCTAGAAACCGTTACGAAGTAGCGTCGGACGAAAGTACGTCGAATTACCCCGATGCAAAATGGGGTAACCCGGCTTGGGACGATCTCTACTGGTGGCCTGGTGACGACGACACAACAGGTGGTCACGCTTCAGACTACGCCGCTGCTGGCTCTGGCTCAATCGTTAGCAGTTTCGGCAGTCTGAGTGCTGTAGCTTCAGGTACACCCGAAGTTGCTGGGTCAATCTCCACGTCGTTCGGTGCGCTTACCGCTACCGCAGTGCAAGGGTCAAGCTCCGTAACGGGTTCGATCAGCTCTGCTCTTGGTGGTCTCACAGCGGCCGCTAGCGGGACGCCTGAGGTAACCGGCACCATCACTACCGGCCTCGCCCTGGCGAGCACTGTGGCTGGCTCCGTGGGCCACACAGGGACGATCAGCACGAGCTTCGGCACGCTCACTGCCACGGCAGGGGCAACGATCGAGCAGACCGGTACAGCGGTCGGCGCCTTCGGTGCGCTGACGGCTACAGCCTCTGGCGTACCGGATACCAGTGGAACCGTAAGCACCATCTTCGGTGCACTGACTGCAACGTCTAGCGGGACCGTTGGGCATGAAGGTCAGGCTGTTGTTTCGTTCGGTGGTCTGAGTCTTACGGCTCAAGGTCAGCGAGAAGTGGCAGGCGCTATCGCTACTGCGTTCGGCACACTGCTCGGAACGATCGTTCAGATTCCACCATCTGCGGTGCAGGTAATTGCTCTGAGCCTGGTTGCTCAAGGCGTCACTCTCGAAGCTCTTAGTTCCTTCCTCACTATGGAGACCTTGCAGTGACCGTCTATGTACAGCAAGACCTAACCGTCAAACTCACTGCCGTTAACGAGGCAGGCACAGCAGCCAACCCAAGTGGTGTGCGTTTCAAGGTGAAGGACCCTAGCGGCACTTCGACTACGTACACCCTTGGTGTTGACTCTGAAGTCACAGAGGTTACGTCAGGCAAGGTTTACCATCTGACTCTAGACATGGATGCGGCAGGCACTTGGCGATTCAGGGGAGAAACCCTGAACGGCTCCAGTGCTGTTGTCGGTGTCTCTGAACTGACCGTGATTGTCGAACAGTCCAACGTGATCTAGCCCAAGCATTCCTAAGGGCTGAGCGTTAACGCACTGACGCTTAATAGTGCGGAGCAAGGCAAGCACCATGATTATGGGTAATGATGATCCGATCCGTCGGGGTTCTTTCTGGCTTTGGCCTGATGGCACCAAGCTTCCGGTTATCACTGGTGGCGCTGACGATGACGACAGCAATGACAACGGTGAGGACGATTCCAATACGGATGACTCTGGAGCCGGCGAAGACAAGCCTAAGACTTTCACTCAGGCCGATCTTGATCGCATTGTCAAGGACCGTCTGAAGCGTGAGCGTGCACAGTTTGCCGATTACGCCGATGTGAAGAAGAAGGCTGAAGAGTATGACAAACTCACTGCCTCTCAGAAGTCTGAAATTGACAAGGCAGTAGAGAAGGCCAAGGTTGCAGAGGAAAAGATCACCAAGGTTCAAGAGAAGCTTCGTACGAAGAATCTGAGCCTTGCCGTTATCACTGCTGCCAGGGAATTGAAGATCGAAGATCACGAAACTGCACAGCTCTACCTTGAGCGTGACGGTATCGACTTCGATGACGAAGACGAACCCATCGATATTGAGGCAAAGCTCAAGGCACTGCTTAAGCGTAAGCCAAGCCTGAAGGCGCCGAAGTTTGAGGATGGGGCAGACGGCGGCCCTAGGGACACGCTGGATGAGTCCAAGCTTTCCGTTGAAGATCGAATTAAGCGGAAGGCTAAAGAGAAGCAGACCAGCGGATTTCGCTGGTAATCAACCCTTAGGAGATTCAGCCCAATGGCTACCCTGCTCACTTCTGATGTCATCGCCAAGGAAGCGCTGGCGAATCTGTACGCACAGACCGTCATGCTTCCCCTTGTCCATCGTGACTACTCTTCGGAGTTTGCGAACGTTGGCGATACGGTCACCATTCGCAAGCCTGCCACGTTTGAGGCTGAGGCTTTCTCTAGCACCATCAATGCTCAGACCATCACTGAGACTTCCACTAGCGTTGTGCTGGACAAGCACTACGACGTGTCGTTTGAGGTTACCTCCAAGGAGATGACTCTGGACGTCACTGACTTTCGTGAGCAGTTGATTGCCCCTGCCATGGAGGCCCATGCGCAGAAGATCGACCAGCTTCTTTGCGGCCTGTACGTTGACTGCTACGAAGCGTATGGAACTGCTGGCACTACCCCTGGTGTTGTTGCTGACATCACTGGCACCCGTCGCATTCTTCAGGAAAACAATGTGCCGATGGCCGATCGTCGGTTCGTGGTTGGTCCTGCGGCTGAGGATAAGATGCTTCAGCAGGAAGCGTTCACGAACATGGCTTGGGCTGGTGCTCAGGGTCTTGACGCACTGAACGAAGCCGCTCTTGGCCGTCGCTATGGCTTCGACTTCTTCGCTGGTCAGAATGTGGCGAGCCATGACAATGGCACGATTGCTCACACTGGCACGTTTGCGCTGAACGGTGCGGTCGCTGCTGCTGCCACTACCATGGATATCGACGCCTCTACCATTACTGGTACGTGGGAGGCTGGTTCGCTGTTCACGGTTGCTGGCGATACGCAGTATTACACCCTCACAGCAGCCAAGACTGCTGCGGCCAACACGCTGACTGCTGTGGCATTCCTTCCGGCTTCGCCTGGTTGGTCTGATGGTGCGGTGGTTACTCGCATCGCCAACCACGTTGCAAACCTTGCGTTCCATCGCAATGCGTTTGCTTTCGTGAGCCGTCCTCTGGCCCTGCCGATGGGTGGTGTTTCGGCGCAGATCGAGACCTACAAGGGTCTTAGTGTGCGAGTGGTCTACGACTACAACAGCAGCACGAAGAAGAACATCATCTCGCTTGACATCCTGTTTGGCGTCAAGACCCTTGACCCGCTCCGTGCGGTTCGTGTCCTCGGGTAACGCTTATGGCTGCACCGAAGAAGAAGGCTAGCTCTGTTGAGTCAGATGTGCCTAGCCAAGTCGCAAAGAGCCTTGAAGCCGAGTATCGCAGTGGGGTTGATATCTCACTGTACGAATTGGCTGACAGGTTTGAGGCTGACGGTCACGATTGGCGAGCGATGCTGCTTGCTTGTGGCTACAGCGAGCAACAGATCAGCGAAGAAGTTGACGCCTGTAGCTGAGGCTTCTAGCTGAGGCATGGTCCAGGGGGTGCAGATGTTACTCCGTGTCTGTACCCCTTGGGCCGGCCGATTGATGGCGAAAGACTGAGGTTTGATTGAGTACCTTTAACGATGCGGTCCGACAGCTCAAGTCTATGCTCGCCATCGACGAAGAGCCAACGATCACGCACGAACAAGTGTTGGACTTGCTCACTGCTGCTGAGCGTGCCGACTTCACTGGCAACAGTCCGCAGAATCGAGCAGACGTTACCGACGACTACGCCACTGCTACTGACTACACAGTGGGGGACAGGGTCAAGCAGTCTGGCAATTACTGGCGTGCCATTACTGCAGGTACCTCTACTGGCATCACCTTTAGGGACATGACTGGCAGGCAGAAGCTGACCGACCAATACCTAGAGCTAGATGGCAATGATCTGGCATGGGAATGGATGGGCACCGAATGGTATCCAACCTACGATCTGAACTTCGCTGCAATGAATGGTTGGCGGTTGAAAGCTGGCATCATCGCTAGCTCTGCGTTTTCGTTTGGCACTGATGGACAGAACTTCACCCGTTCACAGTTGTTCACCAACTTTCTTGCCATGGCGAATGTGTACGAAAAGAAGACGCCTTACACCATCACGATTCAACAGGGACCGAGTACGCCAACCCGGAGCCTCGATCGGCGGTACTCGTAGTGCTGACTGCCGCTCAACTTGCGGACATGCGAGCCATGACGAGCGACTACCTCCCCGACACCTGCTCGATCATCACGGCAACCCGGACCCCTGACGGCATGGGCTCTGAGTCCTCCGTATGGGCCGTCTCAGCCGCTTCCGTCCCCTGCCGCATGGCTCCTAGCGGCCTGGCCTCAAACACGGAGCTAGAGCGTGCAGCGAGGGTTACGGCGGTTGAGCGTTGGACCCTGACGGTTGCATGGGACCAGGACCTCACGAAGCTCGATCGCATTGAGTACGACGGCAAGACCTACGAGGTAGAGGACATCGCTGCTGATAGGTCTTGGCAGTTGGTCAAGCGTGCACAGTTGGCTTTGCTGACGTGAGCACCAATGACGACGTAGTAATCGTCTTCAACAATCTTCGCTCACTCGCTGAGCAGGTCAAAGCCGTAGGCGCTAATGCGGTAGTCGATTCGGTGGATCGCATCGAGGCTGACGTTAGACAGCGTTGGCCTAACCGTAGACGCATTCCACTCAAGAAGCGATACAGCACGAAGGACGGTCGACTACTTGGCGAAGTGGTTGCTGGCAATCGTCGCAAGTTCACCGGGATCTTCGATGAGTATGGCACTCAGTTTCGAGCAGCCAAGCCAGCGATGACCCCTGCCGCTGAAGCTGAGCGACCAAAGTTCATGAAGGCTGTTGCCGATCTTGAATCAAAGTTGAGGGGATGACCTTGGCTATTGAATCGAGCTATGCAGCTGAATGGCTGTATGACACGCTCACTGGCGATGCCACCCTTATGGCCTTGATTGAAGGCGTCTACGAACAGCCTGCCCCTGAGTCTTCAGCTCACCCTATGGTGGTGTTCAATCTTCAATCAGACGTGGACACTGTAACCGGTGACTCACTCAATCGAATCTTCAGCAATCAGCTTTGGCTTGTCAGGGCAACGGTTGAAGACACGAGCTATGCCACTGCCAAGACCATTGCCGATCGCATGGACACTGTCCTACAGAATGCGAATGGCACTGCTGACGGAGCAACAATCTACACCTGCACCAGAGAAGAAACTTTCAGGCTGGTCGATGTAGAGAACGGAAAGCAATACCGCCACTTGGGCGGAATGTATCGTCTGATTGTTCAGAAAGGTTAACGCCCAATGGTTGAACGTGCATCCATTCTTCAGACCACTCAGATTGGCGCTGAGTCCACTGCTGGCACTGGTGTTGCCGCTAGCAAGTTCCTTCCGTCGCTGGCCTTCAAGGTCAGCATTGATGGCAACATGACAGACATTACCAGTGGTGGCATGCGCTTTCCCACTGGCAGTGCCTTGGGTCAAGAGTGGGGCGGCTGGAAGTTCAGCGGTACGCCTACCTACGATGAGCTTGCTTACATCTATGCGTCGCTGATCGAGAACGCTACGCCTGCCACGGTTGATACTGACGGCAAGGCTTGGACCTTCTCACCGAGCAGTAGCGCAGAGGACACCATCAAGACCTACACCATTGAGCAGGGTTCTAGCGTTCGTGCTCATAAGAACGTCTACAACTTCTGCTCTGAAATGTCACTGAAAGGTGACCGTTCCAAGGTTGAGGTTTCAGGCGCCTTCTTGGGTCGACAGTTCCAAGACGGTATTACCATGACTGCTACGCCTACAACGGTAGGCACACAGGTTGTCATGCTCCCTGGTGAAGTGTCCTGGTATGCAGACACTGCTTCGGCAGGGTTGGGCACTACCAAGCTGACCCGAGTCCTGTCATGGGAGATTACCTACGGCAATGCTCGCTCGCCTCTTTGGGTTGTTGACTCTGCTAACAGCTCTTGGGCTACGCCTGTTGAGACTGCTCCCAACGCAATGGTCAAGCTCAAGCTTGAGGCTGACTCCGCTGGCATGGCCTTCATTACCAACATGCGAAACAACACCAAGACGTTTCTTCGCATGGATGCGACCAGCACTCAGCTTGCCGGTGCTGCCACCGAACCCTATTCACTGCTTTGGGATTTCGCTTGCGTCGTTGCTGAGACTCCTAAAGAGCTTGGCGATCAGGATGGGGTCTATGCAATTGACCTGACGTTCAAGCTGGTTCATGACAGCACTTACGGCAAGGCCACTGAGGCTGTGCTTACCAACAAGGTGTCTGCGCTCTAAGCGTTCTCGATACAAACTATCAACGGAGTAATTGAAATGGCGAAGCTTTCCAGTTGGACGAACCGAACCGTTACGGTCACCATTGATCTTGACGGTACACCTGTAACCCTTACCGTCCGCCCTAACCTTATGACCCCTGAGCGTGAGCTTGCCCTGAGGGAAGCCACTGGTAGAGAAGGGGTTGCCGAAGTCATCCGGTTCTTCTGTGAGTACGTGCAGGCTTGGGACATCACTGATGACGATGATGTGATGGTGCCGCTTGATCCTGAGGTGATCACCACCAACTTCCCTGGCAACCTGCTTCGGCAGATTCTTACTGAGTCGTCCGACAAGGTTGCCGAACAGGGAAACTAACAGAAGAGGACATCAGGAACCTTCGTCGCTATATGGCAACAGATGGCAACTGGTGTCCTCACGAAGACTACCGGCCCCCTTGGTGGTGGTCAGTGGCACAGGCTGCTCGCTTCTACAACTGTCATCCTGAAGACATCATGGCCAAGCCAAGCTTTTGGAATGGTGTCGCAGCAGCAATCACGAACGTTGAGGCTCACGTAGCAGAAATGAGAAACCGATGACCACTGCGGCTGAGCTACTTGTTAAGGTTGGATGGGATGATTCAGCGGTAGACAAGGGCGGCAAGGAGTCAGAGTCCAAGGTCAAGAATTGGGCCGGTGCTCTCAAGGGTGCAGCCCTAGGCGTTGGTGCTGCCGTTGGTGCTGCTCTTGTTTCTGGCGTCATGACTGCCATGGACAACGAAGCAGCCAACGATAAGCTTGCTGCAAAGATGGGCGTATTCAACCCTGAAATGCAGAAAGAGCTAGGCACTGCTGCTGGCAACCTCTATAAGAATGCCTACGGCGAATCGATCTCTGACGTTAACGACGTAATCGCTAGCGCCTTTCAGGGTGGACTGCTCAGCGCTGACGAAGCGACTACGGCAGACATTGAAAACGTCACGTCAAAGATCATGGACATGGCTACTGCCTTTGACCAGGATTTCAACAGCGTCGTTCGTGGAGCTGGCAACCTGGTGCGCAACGGCTTGGCGCCTGACGTTGATGCAGCCATGGACATTATGACCAGAGGTTTCCAACAGGGAGCCGACAAGTCGGAAGACTTCATGGATACTCTTAACGAGTATTCGGTGCAGTTCAAGAAGCTTGGCATCGATGGTGCTGACGCTACTGGTCTTCTGGTTCAGGGTCTGAATGCAGGCGCTAGAGATGGCGATAAGGTTGCTGATGCCTTCAAGGAATTCAGCATCAGGGCCATCGACGGAAGCACGCTGACCGCTGAGTCGTTCAAGGCCCTAGGGCTGGACGCTGAGGCGATGACAGCCACGTTTGCCAAGGGCGGCCCTGAGGCTCGTGCAGGGCTGGACGATGTGATGGACAGGCTCAAGGCCATGGAGGATCCGGCGCTTCGAGCACAGGTCGCTGTAGGGCTGTTCGGGACGCAGGCTGAGGACTTGGGCGATGCGCTCTACGCTCTCGATCTCGACAGCGCTGCGAAGGGCCTAGGGGACATCGAGGGTGCAGCGGTCAAGACAGGCACCATCCTGAATGACAACCTGTCGGTCAAGTTTGAGAGCTTCAAGCGCAAGGCACTTGGTGAACTTGCCGACCTAGTTGTTCGCTACGTGATCCCTGCCCTAGAGAAGTTTGGTGGCTGGGTCACCAAGGTCGCTGACATCTTCAAGACCAGTGGCCTTGAGGGTGCAGCCGGCGAAGTGTTCAGTAAGTTGGGTGAGGCATTCGTCAAGCTTGAAGTCTTCATCTATGGCACGGTCTATCCTGCCATTAGCAGCGCACTGCTCAGGCTTGGCAAGCTGTTTGGTTCATGGGTAGTTGACACTGCCATTCCATACCTTCAGGAGAATATTCCTATTTGGTTTGGTATCCTTAAGGAATGGCTGGACAACGTTGCTATCCCTTGGCTTGGCGAGAAGAGCCTAGAGCTTGCCAAGCTGTTGGGTGGCTGGATCGGTGCAGCCGTTACCTATCTCGCTGAGAATCTGCCTGGCTGGATCGTTGCTCTTGGTGAGTGGATCGGTGGCACTGCTCTTCCGTGGTTGGGCGAGCAGGTGTTGGAATTCGCCAAGCTGCTTGGCAACTGGATCCTCGATGGCATTACGTACCTGAAGAACGAGCTGCCAGGCTGGATCGGTGCGTTTACCGAATGGGCTACCGGTACTGCTATCCCTGCCATCTTGATCGAGACTGCCAAGTTTCAGATTAAGCTAGTTGAGTGGATCGCTGAAGCTGTCAGGGAGTTGCCTGGCAAGCTGATGAACTGGACCATCACGTTCGGCGTATGGGCTGCAACGGAAGCCATGCCTGCACTGATCGGCTTCGGTAAGAACGTCCTCAACTGGATGGCTGACGGAATCGTTGGCGCTGGTACGTTTCTCTTCGATACAGGCCAAGAGATTATTAATGGTCTGATCAATGGGATTTGGTCTATGGCCGGCAGGCTGTCTAGCGAAGTGTCTGCCATGGTGGCTGAGAATATCCCTGGTCCTATTCGTGATGTGTTGGGCATCTTCTCTCCCTCACGAGTAACCATGGAGCTTGGCCGGTTCACTGCTCAGGGTCTGGCCGAAGGCATCGCACAGGGTACGCCAGGCGTTGAGGCTGCGTCGAGCAGGATGGTCGACAAGATTTCACCTACCCCGATGCTCGCCAGCGTAACGAACATCAGCAATGGTGGTGGCACAAACGTCGGTCCCATCGCTCGTGAGGTGCACATTCACACTGGTTCCAATGTCAACGCTGATCAGATCGTTCAGGCACTGATTGCTCATCAGCGTAGGAACGGTGCTCTTCCCTTTACTGTCAAGCGAGTGGCCTAATGGCTTATCCTTTGGTGACTGTCGAATTCAGTCCGACTACCAATCCACTCGACTCGCCTAGTTGGGTGGACATCACTAGCAGTGTGATCGGTGGCATCGAAACCTACATCGGTCGCACTGCTGAGAACGACGAGTTTGCTAGTGGCTCCCTGACGCTACAGCTACAGGATCGATCGAGAGACTTTGATTCGTCCAACTCGTCTGGCACGTACAGTCCGAACATCAAGCCACGTAAGCGCATCAGGGTGCGCAGTGGCGCAACGGTGCTCTTCACTGGCTATGTGCAGAGCTGGTCTACTGCTTACGACCTTGAGCGTAAGGACATCATCACTACCGTTACTGCCTTTGATGATCTCACGCTCATGGCAGGCATGGATATTGCCGGTAGTCCCTACGCCTTTACGGTGCAGGGATACTCAAGTCTTGAGACGTATCACCGTTGCAACGATGGTCCGAACACTGCGCTTTGCATGGAAAGCGTGTCAGGGATCAATGCTGCCCTAGCTGGCAGCTACAAGCGGCTTGCTGACGAAGAGTCTGCAACGCTGGACACTACCTCTAGAGACTTCGTCCGCATGCTCAGCGGCTCAATGGTATGGGCAAACAGCTTCAACGGTACCGCTCCTAACGACCAATCGTTTGAATGCTGGTTCAGGTGGCAGGCACCTGTTAATGCCGCTATGGATTTGGTGTGCGAGATAGGTGCCATCAGCTCAACCATTCAGGTTGCACCGTACGTCACTGTCAACGGTGGCACTGTGTCTGCACCTGGTAGAGCATTGAATGATGGTCTATGGCATCACATTGTCGTAACCAGCAACTCAACGACTGCAAAGATTTACGTTGATGGAGTCGAAGAGGGTTCAGGCGCTTGGGCGCAAAAGCTGTTCACACAGACAGGCGGACGTAACGGATTCACCATGGGTCCGAAGTTCACCGTTGGTTCTAGCTGGATAGCCCTATGGGCAGACATTAAAGAGGTGGCTATCTATTCCTCTGTGCTGACTGCTGCTCAAGTCTTGAACAACTACAACGCTGGCAAGGGTTGGCCTGGCGATACCAGCGGAGCACGCATCACCCGACTGCTTGACGCTGCTGGATGGAAGAGCGGTGACCGCAGCATTGATACCGGAGACTGCATCGTGTCTCCCATCGCTGAGGTATCCGGCAACCTGCTCGACCTGATCAAGACCTACACCAAGGCTGAGTTTGGCAAGTTCTACGTTAAGGCTGACGGAACGGTCACGTTCAAGTCTCGCTATGACTTCAACGAAGACACGAGAAGCCTGAACACTCAGGCCACCTACGGTCACAGTGGATCAGACCTGCGCTACGTAGGAGCTACGCCTACGCCTGATGATGTCTACCTGTTCAACTCGATCAGAACTTCTATCGTTGGTAGTGACATCGTAAACCTTGCTCAAGATGCGACGAGCATAGCAGCATACTATCAGATAGGCGCCTATGACCTGACCGGCCTAGAGCTGGCTAGCAACAACGATGCGGTCGGCCTCGGGCAACTACTGCTCGCCAGATACAAAGACCTTACACCACGTATCAGTTCGTTGGTTGTCAACGCTCGTGCCGGCTCAAGTGAAATGGCTGCTGTCATTGGTCATCAAATTGGAGACAGGGTAGTCGTCAAGCACAAGCCCAACAACGTGGGCACTGACGTTACGTATACCTGCTACATCGAATCGATTGCTCACAGCATCAACTTGACGGACCTTACCTGGTTCACAACGCTGACGCTTTCCCCAGTGTTCTCTACGTCGTTCTTCATCCTTGGAACCGATGCGCTAGGTGGCGCAACAGTGATCGGACACTAGATGGCCTATACGACTCCTAGGACATGGACTAGTGCAACCCTCACGGCTGCACAACTCAACACTGACGTAAAGGACAATATCGACTGGCTCGCTAGCAGTAAACACACTTGGCAACTAGTAGCGCTTAGTCACGGCATTGGCACTGCTGCATACACCGCTATTCCCTACAGCTCTGAGAGTTGGGATAACGGCGGACTTCACAGCACTAGCTCGAATCACAGTCGGGTAACCATTTCGGTTGCAGGCAAGTACATGGTATTTGGATGGGCCGACTTTGCGGCCAATGCAACAGGCACGTCTAGATATCAGGCGATTCGGAAGAACGGTGCAACGCTTCGCTATGTCAACAGTCCAAAGGATAGCAATAACGCTGCATACTCAACGATTGCAATGCTGGTGAGTTGTGCAGCAGGTGACTATCTAGAACATGTTGCGTATCAAGACTCAGGTTCAACATTGACGTGTAATTTCAACTTTGACGGAACCTGGTACAGCACCTAACGAGAGGCAACGGAGTGAGCACTACAGGATTCGTATTCTCGTTTCAATCAACAGCATCAGGGCCATCAGGTGAATACCTCATCGGCTATCCCTTCCGCATCGTTTGGCACACTACGCAGATAGCCAGTGACCCTAGGCTTTGGTGCCCTAACTGGCGATCCCCTAGCCATATCGTCGCTGACCCATTGCGCCGGCTCAACCTCCAATGTGTTCCGTTTCACCTTGCCGCTAAAGCTTTATGGAATGAGCCTGGCGGTTATGAGACGAACTACATGCCATGCATTCAGATTGAGGTGAATGGCTTTAGCGAGACGATCGGAACGCTTAGCGCTGACGATCTGCGCTGGCTTGGTAGGGAAACGCTTGCCCCTGTCATTCGATGGATTCGAGCGGCAGGCGGAGACATCGACCTTACCGATACGCCAGAGCCTGGCATCATCGCCAACAGCTCTAGGGAGGATGCGCCGCAGCGGTTCACGCAGCAGCGTTGGGCAACCTTCAACGGCAACTGCGGGCACAGGCATGTCCCTGAGAACGGGGACCGTTGGGACCCTGGTCTACTCAACCTGAAGGCGGTTGTGGGCTACGCAGCGGAGGCTCTACTAGATGCTCGGGTCAATCCCCCGCTTGCCCCTGTGACTCTCCCTACACCTGGTGCTCCTACCTCGCTGGTTCCCTACCCCTACAGTCCAACGGAGGAAGACTCAATGCTTGTCCTGCAAGACAGAAACCTCACGCTCTATCTTGTGCGCAACGGTCGCAAGGTGTTGCTGTACGATGCGCTTGACGAGATTGGACAGGGTTCCTACTCGGTCAGTCAAGCAGCGCATGACATGCACACTGGTGGCCTTACGCCTGAGCCTTGGCGAGCCATAGACTGGATTCCTCTTGGTCTTGTCAAGTGGGAGGAAGGCAAAGACCCTAACGCACCGGACTACTTTCGTAGAAAGGTGATCTAGGGAAAGGCTTGAGTGATGGACCTTGGCACTGTCCTAGGGTTGATCGCTGCTGTAGCCCTATCAACAACCTCTCTGCTGGCAGCACTCAGTATGAGACATCACCACCATGGCGGACATGATGGCTATACAGCAGCGACCCACATCGAGCGAACGGAAGATCATTCTTCTAGGGTTCGTCTTCCTGACGAACGTGATAACGGTAGGCATCTTCCTTCTAGCGATCCAAGAGAAGGCGATACCGCCGGAACTATCGATGCTCGCAACGACGCTGGCATCGGCCCTATCTGGTGCGCTGATAGCAATTGGCTTCAGGCCATCAGAGCCCACGTCGCAGACGAACCAGAAGCACGGTAACAACTGAGCTGACTTGCCCCCTGGCCTTCGGGTCAGGGGCTTTTGTCGTTTATGGCCTAGACAGCTCAAAGAACATGGTGGTAGTTTGTCGATGGGTCGATGAACATGACCCACTAACAGAACCCCCTGATAGTCCCTAGAGTGATTGCGGCAACACGGAACCAGACTGCGCACCCTGTTTCCAAGCTCCACACTCAAGCGACCAGGGGGTTTGCTGTCCCTCAGGGGAGAGCTCTTCGGCTCTGTTCCTGATGAATCCTCGAGGTGCGCAGGCACGAGAGCCGCTGTAGCGCCGCCTAAGGCGCTGACCCCCTGTCGGGCCATGGTCATAGCGGCCGACCCCTGGCAAGCGCTCCTAGGGCCGCTGCTGCGGCTGTGCTAGGACGGATGAACCGACAGAGCTACGGACGATCCCAAGGGAGGACCGATGCAAGGGCAGGGCATGGACCGGGCGCAGCGCCTGGCAGAGCTGTACCGGGCGGTTGACGAGGTCGGCGGCTGCACCTGGTGCCTGCGCCGTTGGTGCCGCTACCGGCGCTGTGGCAAGGGCAAGAAGCCGAAGGCCACCAAGTAGCCCTAGAACGCAAAGAACCCCCATCCACGAAGGACAGGGGTTCAGTGCTTTAGGGTTCAGGGTTGTTGAGTGTCGGCCCATCCTCCCGATAGGTCCGACTGGTGCCACATGCCTGGCAACTCGTGAGGATGACCAACGAAGGCACCCCATGTAGCTTGCTCTTGCTGCCACTCTGCTGCGTACTTCCTCGATGCAGGACCTTGGTAGTGCTTGGCGTTGCCAGGGTCGTTGTACTCGCCGCAGCGAACGCATCGAAGCTTCGGCTTGGTGAGCAAGCACAGCAGTCCGAAGAGCTTGCTTCGGGTAGTGCGTTGAGTGGTGAAGTTGATACCACCACAGTTCCAACAGCGCTGACGCTGCTGGTCATCAATGCGAATGTCTTTCAAGTTTCGTCCTTCCATTCGGTTGCATATCTAACGACCTGCTTATGTTCGATTGTTATGGCCTGTTCGTTGAAGCGTGCTACATCTTCGTCAGACCACTTCGGGCCAAGTCTATGATATCCATACCAGCCATCAGTATTGGCCCAAAACTCTCGTGACCGACTGTCTTCGTCTAGCGTTCGACAAACCAGGTCATAATCAGGCTTCAGAATCTGCCTGTACTTCAACCATGCAATGCACAGGTCGTCCATGGCTTCAGGCGTAAGCTCTGTGTATGCGTAATCCCATGAGTTGAGGTGAACCATGCTGTCACGCATCCATGCTTCAGCGTGGCACTCAGTCTCTTTGGGTGGCTCCCACTGCCAGATCACTTGTCGTCTGCCTTCTGTCCGCAGTACCAGCACTTGCGCTTACGTAGCCAGCGAGTGCGCTCTACCTTACCTGACCACTGGCGAGCCTGGCAGTACTTGCAGCGATCGTCCTTCACGACGGACACGCTTCCCCAGTGGCAGGGGCCAAGGGTTCCCGACCGACATGCTCGGACTCTGAATCGAGCGGCTCTTCTCCTACACCCTCAGGGACTGTCGCAGGTGTGAAGTCCTCAGGTATGCCAGTACGCCACGTTGTTGACGGCACAGGTTCGATGGACACAATGACAGGCGTACCAGGTGCAGGGTCGTTGAACGCTTCCACTGGCACGCTTCCTGGTGTGACCGCCGACAGAGCAAGCCACAACAGGGAACGAAACAGCAGCAGCATCACAGGTGCTTCTCGATCAGGTCAGCCAACTGAGCGTGAGGGACACGCTTGTCATTCAGGTCAGCGAGCAGGGAAGTGATCATGAGACCGTCAATATCTACGCCAGGTCGGTCCGCAAGCAGAAGATAAGCCGTAGCATCGTTGCACATTTCGGCCGATGGCTTAGCCTTCAATTCATCGTTCGGCCCATGCCAGTAGGCTGATTGGGGATACTGCACTCCTTCAGACTCAGCAAACACACTGCCTTGATACCGTCCACTGCTGGTAAGACGAACCTCAAGTACACCGGCGACATGGGCACCAACACCAAGACAGCAGTACCCCTCTTGCTTGCCTGGCATCTTCATGAACAGACAGCCCTGGCCTGGCGGATACTCGCCAGACCGAAGGGCAGCAATCCACTTGGCCTTGAATTCTGGATCTAGCTTGGTCACCTGATTGTCTCCTTGATGAAGCGACGCTTCCCCTTGCCAGCTTCAACCACCATGACAGTGATGAACTTTGCAGGCTCAGCCTTTGGACGCTGGTTCTTCGGTGCCTTCATGCATTGCCTTTCGTTATCAACCGTTCATGACCAGGAAGCATGGAGTGACAGCAACACGCGCTCAGCTCTATGCCAGGTCTTCCTTCTGGCAGAGCACTTCCCTCGATCAGTGGCACAGGGGACCGAAGCCCCCTGCTCCCTGACAACCTGCTCAGGCACCGTAGCGACGTTCCGGCGCATCGCTGTAAACGCCGATGATGCGATCAACGTGCAGGTCGTACATTGCAGTTTGCCGGACAAGCGAGTCATCGTCGGTCCGAATCCAACCCCAACTAGAGCACTTGATCTCAGTGTCGTTGTTCTCGTTTATGGTCGAAGTGTTGGCATGGTCATGGCTGACAACCACGATGGTCACTCGCTCTTCGCCAACCTCAATGATTCGACCTACCACGATGGTGTTGCTGTTGTCTGCAGTTCCGGGGACCCTTGCGGATACCAAGCGGCCTGCTTTGGGCTGAAGCTTCCTCATGTCCGTCACTCCTTGGTCTTTGTCCGTTTAGTGCCCTAGGCCAGACTCGCACTGGCAGTAAGCATGGTCCGGCTTGACCTTCGTAGTCGTCGGTCGACCTCCTACCTTGCGGATCACGGGAGGCTTTAAGCTTCGGTTAGCTAGGGCTTGCTTTGTCCCGCTGTCCGGCGGAACAACCACCATACTGCCGGAAGATCCGGTGCATGTCAAGGGGGCAAACAGGCCAGGGACAAAATATGCCCCTGGCCTGCATGTCAACCCTGTTCCGCCAGCTTGGCAAGCATGTCTTGCAGGCCATCGACTGCCTCAGCATGGCTAGACCACTCACCTTTGAGACGGAAGACAGTGCCTAGCTCTGTCCATGCATCGATGACCCATCGATCAGCCTGAGGCATGTCAGGCTCAAGAACTACGATGCGAGACCAGTCAATTATTCCGCCATTGTCAAGCATGAGCCATTGTCTCAATTGAGTCCCTGCATGAGCAGTGCCCTGTTCACCTCTGACTGCTGTTCATCCAACCAGGCTTCGTACCTGATGAACAGAGACAGGTGATAGGTCTCGCCTCTGGCCTGCCTATGCTCGGGATCAAGAAACACATTGAAGACGAGATCCTTAAGTGTCTCCACTTCAAAGGCAGTGAGCTGAGCGTTTACGATGACCTGTGCCAGCGTGTCAGGGATAGGCATGGTGCGGATCAACCGCATTCGCTTGTCGTTCAGTCGCTTGGTGATGGCTGTGAGTCTTGCACCTTGGTCTTCTTTGGCTTCGGTGGAATCCTCACCAGGTTGGTTGCTTTCCATAGGTATGCGTTCTCCGTTTCGCTGTACTCGTATCGTCCTGCATATGGAGGGACAGTAAAGACCAGGGGAGTAGTGGCTATGACTTCCTTATAGGTCTTCACTGTCTTGCCCTTGCGGTCTTTCATCTGAAACGAGCAGACGAATTCCTTGGGCACTCTCGTGTCATGGTAGGGGCCACCTAGACACAGCGTGGCCTTAGTCGTTGACTTCTTCCTACCCTTGACCTTGCCAAGCCACCACTTCATTTCAGCTTCAGTGGTTGGCTCATACTTGATCTTGCCGCCACTAGGCGCCGGCTTTAGTCCGCCGGCCCAAGGCTTACCCTTCAGAGTTGGACGAAGGTTGTACGTCAGTGCCATTCCTTTGGATGGGGCTGGATGATGAACGTATAACCCATGCCCCAAAATTCAATCGACACAGAACCGTCTGCTTCTCGTGCATTCCTTATCGCCCGCAAGAAGTGAGTAAAGGCGTCTCGCTCTTCCTTCTCGTTGGTCAGGTCAAAGGTGTTGCCGATCCCGAAGGGAGTTGGTTCGTCAAGCTCTTTGATGGTGAATAGGGTTGGATCGACAGGGCCACGCATCACCATTGCCGGTTAGCCCAAGCCTCTGCCCCACAAGCCGCATAGCCAGCAAGGTCTACCCATGAATCACGATGACCAGGGCTACGCCTGATCCGTGCCACCTTGAGTAGAGCGAGCATCGCTGCCACGTCCCAAGGCTCAAGGTAGCCAGGCTCGTTAGGGTGCCTATCAAGGTAGGCGTTCCAAAGGCCAGCGATCTTCTCGAAGCTCTGCTCAGGTGAGCCGTAGTCCTGGTCCCTCGATCCGTTGACCGCTTCCCCTGCCGCACTCAAGACGGCCGCTCGATCCATCCCCGTGTTACGGGCGTTGGCGATGTGCTCGCCTCTCTCCGATTCATCCCAATAGCTTTGCTCAGGGTTTGAGCAGGTAGTGAGAGTGGTAGCGATAATGTCGCCAATCGTGCCAGTGGTAGTCGGCGGTTCCTCACCGTTGATGGTCAAGCTGACCTTGGTCTTGGCCTTCACCCTGCCAGAGCAGGCGTCCCAAGACTTGCAGTAGAATTCGCCATCACTCTTCATCCAGTAGGTAGTTCCTACCCCACATCGCTGGCATGTTCTACGTCTACTGTTCATTGTGCCACCAAGCTTTCCGATTGCCTCTCTGGTGCATGTAGTGCCCAACCACTGCGTAGGGTCGGGTAGTCGGTCCGCTCAGTTCCATCAACCAGAGCTGAGCTATACGCTGTCCCTCTTCGGGATACAGATGCTCATGGCCAAGGTTCTTCAGCTCAAGCACGAGCTGACCGCTGAATCCCGGATCAACGACCCCTGCGCATTCCACCTGCAACCCCTCTCGGGCGGGTGAGGACTTGCCAGCGACGATCCCAAGGGCGTCAAGGGGGATGGTTACCACCTCGATGGTGTGGCTCAGCAGGAAGTCCCCTGGCGCCAGGTGGACGGACTCAGCGAGCCTCAGGTCAACCGTCGCTCCGTTCAGCAGCTCAGGGTCCCAAGGGTTGCACGGCTTCAACCGCTCTAGTGCGTAGTCGTTGAATGCAACCATCAGGCAATCCTGTTGATCAGAACGACAGCGCCAAGAATGAGACTCAAAAGGAACGAAAGGACGATGATGAGAACGCAGGCCGTAATCATGACTTCAAGACTCTTCAAGGTAAAGCGTTGGAGTCTGGTCTTGTCGTTTGTCACAGAAATTCCCCTGACGTGATGGCTCTTGTGCGCTTGATGTTGGTATCTGTTCCTGCCAGTGCGTCAGCCTCACGCTGACGCTTGTATTCCTCAAGGGTAAAGGTGTATTCACCCTCAGGTGCCAAGGTTTCCTTGAGCGGTCCTACTGCCATTGGTCCCTTTCTTCCTTCTGTCCCAACAGGTAACCCACTAGAAAGGCAAAGGCCATGCCTGAGCCGATCAGTAGGGCAAGAATCACTTGTCGTACCAACCGTTAGGGATGGCGAAGTCATAGTGCACTTCGACTTGCCATTCGTCACCCATGAGCTTCTTAGCCTCAGGATTGGCACTGACCTGACGAAGCAGCTCCATAGCCCGCTTGCACTGGCTTTCGATAAAGCGTGCTCTGTTCTCTTGGTGCTCAAGCTGTCTCGCTATGGCGATGAGCTGGCTTGCACAGTTAGCCATGCTCAACCTTTCTGCGTTCAATGGTGATCTTCTGACCAGAGTCAGTGAGAGGGGCAAGAGTGCGGTAAGCGGTAGACCAATCGGCGTAGATGCCCAAGAGGCTAGGTCCAAGCATGACCACCCATACCGTATCGCTCTTGTCGCTGGTCTTGGTCTTGGCTTGTCCGACGCCTGACGTATATGACTCCATCGGATCAATCCTCTTCTCGAAAGGCGTTCAAGAGACTTGCGGTAGTGCGAACATCATCCAAGTGAGCCAACGTCTTTTGCGCTTCATGCGCCATGCTCATAGTCAATACGAGACAGTCAAGCTCGTAGACAAGTTCATTGCTGTCTTCGATGGCTACAGCACGCATCTTTGCTTTGTGCCAGTAAAGCGGTTCGCCATTCGTTGCCTTGAGTGCTGTGCGTGCTCTGCGCTCAGTCGCTGCGAGCATCTCGTCAAGATCAGTACCACGAATGGTGCAGTCGAACAGTACAGGGATCATATCGGCCGCACCTCAATGCCCAAGCGATCGAGGGTAGGGCCAACAAGCGCAGCCATGAACGTAACGGCCGTGTCACTGATGGCATCTGCATTGTGCGCATCGTGCCGGAGAAACATGCTCGAATGCGACTCACTGATCAGCTCTTCAATGATATTGAGCACAGCGCTTGCTTCAATCATGGCTTGGAACTGAACCCCCTTATGCTTCTTCTTGTCCTTCTTCTTGCGCTTCTTCTCTGGCCTACGATCTTCGGCCAAGGGATCGGTTGTCATGGTTCTTCTTCCTGTGTCTCATGTAGTGCAACAGCCTTGAGGAAGGCTGTCTTTGTTTCTTCGTCGATACCATCCATGGTGTTGGTGATGGCTCTAGCTAGCTCCCAATAGCAGAAGCCAATGGGCGTAGGGTCGACCCGACCAGGCTCAGCCACCTTCAGGCGTCCGCCCCATAGGTAGCTATCCTTCGTGTCTCCTGTGAGTCTCAAGCTGTCCACTTTGATTCGGGGTAGACCGTTGGCAAAGTGTGAATTGGTAGTGAGAATGGCAAGGTGGTAATCGAAGTCATCGATCTTGACCACCACTGCTGGTCTAGGCTTGAACCTGGTGTGATGTGTGTCGTTGGTTGAAGTGACCACGACGTGACCAAGCTCTATGCCAGGGTGAGGACGATAGGCCATTGGCCTGCTAGTCGGATGACCCATCATCCTCTACGGATTCGTATTCAATGGTATTGAAGTACTCAAGCTGTTCGTATTCGTATTCAGTGCCTGAGTCAAAGCCATCGATTGTCAGGCCACCAATGTGAGCAAGCCACAAACTGTCGGCCCTGTCATAGTCCTTCAGCAAGTCCTTCTTCAGCGGTCCGCTTGACTCAAGCCCTAGCTGTTGCATTGCAGCTTCTAGCACTTGGTCTTTCGTGGCATTGCCGTTGCCGGTAGCGAACTTCTTGACCGTCTTAGGCGACAGTACGAAGCAGGGGATTTGCAGCTCATCCAAGGCACTGAGAATCACGCCCTGCACCATGCCCAACTTGGTAGCGCTAGGCCCTGAGTTGGCTCCCTTGATCGGCGCAGAAAAGCCACGCTCCATGACGGCGAGCATCGGTAGTGGGTCCCACTCGTCCCTCAGGGCTCGATAGAGGCCATTCTTGATCGAGGCCATGCGCTCTTGAAGCCCTGTCCCTGTCGGCTCAAGTGTCAGGCTTAGGCTGTCCCCTGAAGGCGCTTCGAGGAAGCTCAGCCCTGTGCTGCGCACGCTGGCATCAATGCCCAACACCACCCAGGAGGCAAGCTGCTTGCGGTAGTAGGTTGCCTTGGCCCTGATGACCCGATCGTTCTCAAGCCAAACGCTGTAGTGCTGAAACAACCGTGCTCGCCCCAGGTCATACCTACCGGCAAGCTGTTGCTCAGCCACCTCAGCATCACCAGGTGTCCAAGGTTTCTCAGGTACAGACTGATGATGGTATTTGGCAGTGTGAGCATTCAGGCTAGCCATGCCTGGCAACACTTCGTCACAGTTGGGACACTGGACAGGCTGAAGGTTCTTCGGTCTGGTGTAGCCAGACTTAGCAGGTTGCGCCGGCTTTGCACTGCCGGCTTTACTGACTGCCTTTGCCGGTACGGCAGGCGGCAAGTCGTCTATGAATTCCAATTCATCCTTTACAGATAGAATACTTTGGGCAGAAGTTAGGAGCGTTGGCCTCAAGGTCAGCGCACACTATGCAAGTGTATTCCTCTCGCAAGCTGTCAAGCTCAGAGTCTGTTACGTCCATGCCACATAGTGAAAGGTTCACGTCCATGCAGCAGACGTAATGATCTGTCTCACTGTCGGCTAAGATGTCCGGACTTGGCTGTACCTCAACCTCTACGATAACCATATGCTCTGTTCACCTTGGCTATTGCATCAGACAGGGGAAACCCTGCCTTGTCCGTTAGCTGTTCTCGCCAGACCCCCTCAATGGCACGTAACGCTTCCTGGTATGAAACCTCCGTGTTGCGCAGATAGTTGGCAATGGTGTGAAATTGGTTGTCTCTCTCACCCTGTACGATGAGCCGTTTACCTCTGAGGATTTGTGCGGCTGCTTGCGACTCGCTTCGTATGCGTACGCCCATGCCCTGAAACTCAGCATCAATAGACCTGCGTCCAGACGTAACGTTACCCTCTCTAGACGTAGCGCTAAGGTGCCTCTTCCAGCGTTCCGATACACCTTGTAAAGTCTCCGCTCCAACCTTCTGAGCAGATGCAGCTTCAATGAAGTCAGTAAGTTCAATAGCCTTCCCTTCCGTATCCACCATGACCATGCGACCAGGGTTGGCCTGTCCGCTGTACGGAGTGCGAACCGTGTTGACCAACCCACCAGTCACTAGCCATGGTGCGACGTTCTTAGGGTTCACCTCAGGGGAGTTAACCTCGCTGATGTGATTAACCCATAGTCCTGCGTAGCGAGCAGTGCGGGCGGATATCCAGCCATCGTGGAACAGCCAAACGTGATAGCCCTTGCTCCTGCTTCGCTCAATCCATGCGACTACACCGAACAGGGACCATGCTCGCTGAAGGTCTAAAGCCTGCTCGAATGCCTCTTCATCATTGCCGTTGTCAATGTCGATGCAGGACCATTTACAGGTTGCATCATCACGCACAGGGTAGGTCCCTATTTCGACCTTGCCTCTTAGGTGTTTGACGAACAGCTCAGTGGTGACCCTACTCCGTTTTGCAAAGCCACCCTTCACCCGACCGCTTACAAAATATGCATCAAGTCGGCCGGCCATAAGGTCACCAAAGGTTCTAGCGGTGGCCCATGAAACGCTCACCTAGTCCTTTCGATTGAATTGCACAGGTGCACCCATCTGCACCTTGCGTCCCTTCAGGTCACGTATGCGCATTTCGTCAGCAGTGAACGGCCGCAGGATGCCAGACACAGGGTCAATCACATAGGACGTACCAGCAGGGTCAGGTGATGTCTTGCCAGTGATTTTGTTCTTCATCACAGATACATTCACCGTAGGCGTTTCTCGCTCTAGCTCTTGCTCCCACTTGGGAAGCTGAGTGGTAGTGACGTTGCGCCTACAGCCCAAGACGACCCCATCAGCCTCTTGGTGACCACCGTACTCGAGGTGATTCAAGTTCAAGGCCGGACAGTCTTGGCCTGCATCCTTCTTGCACTGGTGACCCACAAGCCAGACCGTATCTAGCGTTTGCCGTGCTACCTGCTTCAGACGTTGAGCTTTGTCCTTGACGTTGTAACCCCCTCCATCATCACCACTGGTGCTCAAGAGCGACATGTAATCGAAGCAGGCCACCCTAGGGGGTCGCCCCCAAAAATCCGTCACCATGTCATAGATGGTGAGCACTTGGTCTGCTGTGTAGCTCGATGAGTCCTGAGGGGTCGCAATGAAGAGCTGTCCCTCAAGGTCTTTAACCTGAGCCTTGCGCCACTTGGGACCCTTGTGCATGACATCGCTCATCGGTAGGTCATAGATCATCGCCAGCAGCTTGCTCAGCAACGTATCATCGCTGTCGTCCACACTGATGAACAGAAATGGTGCATCCTCTGCCATCGTACGGACCCCTACAGAGGCCATCAGGGCCGTCTTACCGTTGGTTGCGTATCCTCCTACTAAGTTCAACTTGCCTGGCCTTAGACCACCTGTCAGGGCGTCTATGGACGGCAGACCTGTACTGACTCCTTCAATCTTGACTTCATGGGTAGCAATCGCTTCTAGAGTACGAAAAAGACCGGCACTAAGGCCGGTCCCTAAAGCGTTGCTCTCCTGAAGTTTCTTCTTCGTGAGCAATCTATTCGGTTGTCTTTCTGTCAGGGATAACCCCTAGGGCCTGGCCTAGCTAGTAGCCGTCGCAAACATTGGGCAACAGCACCAGACCCCAGGGGCGATCTTGGAAGGCTCAGCCTTCGTCCTCTTCCATGTCCTCCACAACCTCAGCGAAAGCCTCAGGATTGTAGCGACCCCACAGATCGAAGAGCGGCTTGCCCTGAGCGTTGACGCTGGTGGTGGCACGAGTTGCCAGCTCGATGTGCGCACGAAGCAGCGGCTTCGGACGGTTCGCAGAGCTGGTGTACTGACCAACCACGGCCCACTTCATGGGGTTGGCCTGAAGCTTCTCAATGATCGGCGCCCATCGGCCACCGCTCATGCCTCGCACTCGGGCGGGAAGCTCACCGAAGACCAGGGCGTCAGGGTCGACCGCACCAACGCCGTTGTCAGCCTCTTCGTAGTCCTCTCCCTCTTCGGTCTCCACCTCTTCGGTGTCCTCGAAGTCCTCGACAGGCTCAGCGACAGGCTTGGCGGCTCGGCCACGCTTGACCGGGGTAGTCGACACAGCGTTGGTCTTGGTCTTGGCAGGCATTTCGTGCTCCGTTTGGTAGGGGCGTTTGGTTCGGCCATCAACCTAGCGGAACATCCGACAGCCTGTCAAGCACAGGCTCAGCGATGGTGCGCCAGTAGTCCAGCTTCCTCCGCAGGATAGGCGCACAAGCAACCACCTTGCCGTCGACCGTAGCGAAGCCAGCAACGAACGAAGGGTGCACCACTCTCCATAGCTGTTCTAGTCCTCGAAAGGGTTAACGAAGCCCTTGGGTGCATCCCTCAGCCACAGACTGACAGCGAAGTCAGTGCCAGGCTTCTTCAACGACTTGTGACGGAAGTCAGGCGCCTTGGGATTGTCGGACTCAACAGGCTTCCAGTTGTTGGGATTGGTCATCAAGTCCAAGAAATGCTCATCACGCTCAGACTTGGGAACGAACGGAGCCTTGGCCTTCTTCTTCGGCGGGGGAGTAGGCTCCTCTTCCTCTTCGTCGTCCTCTTCCTCGATGTCCTCTTCCTCTTCGTCTTCGTCGTCCTCAACGACTTCGACAGGCTTGCGCTTGGCCTTCGATCCGATGGAGGTTACCGACGCCTTGCTAGCGACCTTGCCAGCAGGGTGACTCTCGATCACCTCAGCACCAGGGAAGATTTCCATGATAAGGCCAGTAGCGTCGTCCTGCTCAAAGGGCAGTCCAAGCTCAAGCAGGGTCTGTGACTTCACGCTGAGAGCAAGGTCTTTCATGGTGGCGAGCAGGTCGTCAGGGTCCACATCACCGGAGAAAGTCTGCTCGATTGCACAGCTCATCTCCGCCATTTCGTACGGAGCAACCTGCTTCTTGCGACCGAACTGCACATACACCTTAACAGTGTCGTCACTTGCCATTAGCTTTGTAACCTTTCTTGTTGAGATTGTCTGTCATTCGCTGAACCAGTCCCCATGGATCTGGTCCGTGATGCAGTCCCCTGCACTGATCCCATGCAGGACACCACTTCGATGAGCACCACCAATCAGTTGGCCCTAGAGGCCACTGCGGTAGCTCAGCTTCGATCAGGTAGCACCAACCCAACATTTCCTCTAGGAGAAATGCGCAATCGCTAACCGTTGGCCTGATCTGAAGGCTGTCAGTGCTAGGGATGCTCGCCCCTTTTGGCTCCCTAGGAATCACGAAATACGTAAAGCTGTGACTCAGCTCTTGGTCACCAGTCCGCCGGCTTTGTGCGCCGGCCAAAGGGTCAAGCCCTAGCATCACATCGATGGCCCAAGGGTAAACGATGTGCTGCACAGACGAATAGTGACGCTGGTACTTCCATGCGTCTCTACCGCTGTAAGCCTTGTTACTGGTCTTCCAGTCGCAGGCTTTGCGAGGCACCCTAAGGTCGTAAGTACCTTGCAGATAGATGCACCTGTATTCGTCTTCATAGACCAACACAGTGAAGGGCTGTTCGACCTCAAGAATCTGAGCGTCAGCGAAGTAGGGCAACCATATCTCGTGCCACCAACGTCGCATGACATCGGCAACCAAGATCAATCCCTCACGTTCGGTTGCTATCTCCGTGATGTGGGTTGCTTCGTTAGCCCATATCTCTGACCAAGCCTCTTGAGCTGCATCGGTTGCCAGCTCAAGGGACACAGTGTCACCTAGGCGAGTGTGCTCACAGGTGTAGCGGAAGCCTTCGTGAGCTGCTGTCCCTAGACCAGCAGTGTCGTTGTCTCTACGCTTGAACTGCTTAAGCATGTCCAAACGTCGCAGTTCAGGACATTGGCGAAACGTCGTGATGTCTGACTGTCTGATGTGGTGGTGCCACTTGCCGTCCGGCGCCCGGTAGCTCGATGGCACCGGCTTCGGCTGAGGCACCTCTAGCGGCCGCTCAGGGCGGCTCTTGGCGGTTGCCAGGGGTGATCGTCCTTCCTGCTCTCCGCAGGGCCGTAGATGGCCCCTGTGAGGCTCTGACGTGGGATCTTCCGGTGCCCCTGGTTGTTACCCAATCAGGGGCATCGACTATCGGTGTTCAAAGGCGTATAGATGGGGGTACCGGGGTACTCTGACGGACTACCCGACAGCAGATAACCAGACAAGGGAACGGTTACCATGCCGCAACGTAAGGCCAACAACGTTCGCCCCATCGGATCGAGAGGGTCGACCACTCAAGCTGGCTTACAGGCCAGAGGTGGTCACCAAGGGGTCCCTAAGGGGTCCTACGCCGATCGAGCAGACAAGTCATACACGGACCAGGTTGCAGAGCTTCGGCGGCACGTTCGGTTCGTGCTTCGTGAGGCCATGCGGGACCGTGGCATGACGCATCAGCAAGTTGCCGACTACATGGGCATAAGCGTTGGTGCGCTCAGGGATCGCCTGAATGGTGTAACGAATATCCCTGTTGAAGAAGCCGTAGCCCTTGCAACGATGCTACGTCTGCCACTCACTGTGCTGACCAACCCAAACGCTACGCTCCGTGAGCTACGTACGTTTAGCGGACGCTATGTGCATGGAGGTGAGGTTAATTCCAACACTCCTGGTACCCTTCGCCGCCTAGCCAAAAGAGCCAAGGGTGAGGGATAAGCGGCATGGATGCGCAGAAAGAAGATACATTACCGGATCTCCCAACACTCATCCAAGAATTCAGCGACTACCAGCGTAACCGCCGATACCTTGCCGAAAAGACCATCAAAGTTCGTCGGACAGTGATAACCACCACATTCCGTCGGATCAACCAACATCCGTTTAGTGCAGGCACATCAGACCTAGAACAATCATTGGACCTACATCACCTGAACGCTACGTCACGAAGGCATTACATACAGCATCTTAAGGCGTTCTATGTCTTTCTGATGGCTGAGGGGTACGTAGATACGAACCCTGCCGTCAGCATGACGAAGCCCAAAGAACCCAAGACTTTGCCTAGGCCGATATCAGAGGCTGACCTAGCCAAAGTGCTGCTCTTCGTTGGTTGGCGCAGACCCCTTAGGACATGGGTTCTACTCGGCGCCTACGCAGGATTGCGCAGGGCTGAAATTGCAGAGCTGACCTTTGAAGCGGTCAACGTGCAGAACCAGGAACTAAGGATCAAAGGCAAGGGGAGCAAGGAACGCATAGTGCCTATGCATCCCCTCATCCTTGATGAATTAGGGTTTTACCTCTATGAAGGCGCTAAAGGCCCTATTTTTCAAGTGGCTACTGAGACGCTAGGAAAGTCCCTGACAAGGGCCATGCAGGCGTCAGGCGTAGATTGTACGCCTCACCAGTTGAGGCATAGATTTGCTACGCAGATTTACAGGGCCACAGAGGACGTAGCCCTAGTGTCGAAACTGCTCGGACATGAGAACCTGAACACCACCATGATCTATATGGAGCTAGGTTCGGAGCGAGCAAAGTCGGCGGTAGTGAACCTCTAGACGACTAGATTGACCTTGCGCTCAGGACTGAGCACCAAGACCATGGAACGCCTTTCAGCGTCAGACACTTGCACTTCAAGGTTGTCACCAGAGGGTGACCTGACCACCTGCTTTACCGACACAACTTCGCCAGCGAGCATGATGCGGTCACCTGCTCCCAAGCGCTTGGCCTTGACCGTTTCAGTGGCGGCCACGGTAGGTGTCAATTTCAGTTTTGAACTTCGATTGACCATAGGCACCACCCAAGGTGGATCGCCACGAGCGGGAGACAGGGGAGAGCTTGCGGGAGCCGAGCCGATCGGTTGACGCCTTGGCAGGGTCACGGCTCATCATCTGCTCAAGCCTCTTGAAGCCCTGCATGTCGACATGGAACGCAGCAACCGCAGTGCTGGCTTGCTGGTTCAGAGTCTGCTTCTTCGGTGTCACAGTGCGCTGTATTCGTCCGAGCGGAAGGGCTGAGACGAACGGGTGTAGCCTCGCTCAGTGTCCTGGCGCCATTCGATGTCCACCAGGTGCGCCTTGTTGAACGCCTGCGGCAGACCCTTGGTGATCTTGTCGAGCGCAGTGGCAATGATGAACCGCTCCGTCACCTCTTCGACCTTGCGCCACGTCGATGCGTTCAGGAAGTAGGGGCCAACCTGCATGGATCGAGGGATGTCAAAGCGGACGACATCACCAACCTTGATCCGGTGCACAGGGTGAAGAGCCTTGACGTTGGTAGCCATGCGAGCAGAGCCATGCTCAAGGTCGGTCAAGGTGTAGATGACTCGCTTCTGCTTGTCCATGGACACTCGCTGCACAATGCCAGTGCGAGTCTCCTTGCTGCGGAGGTCGACATACTCAACCCTGTCACCAGGTAGAGCGTCTACCTCAATGGTCCTCTTCTTTGCTGTCACTACTTGTCTTCTCCGTTGTCTAACTCGTATGTGTCTTGTGGATGCGGGCCGATCGTGGCTATGTGATTTGTTGAGGTTGTTTCTTGGTATTCAGCCTGTAGGCGTTCCCTGTGTCTGTTGGTTGTGGCTTGACAGCGAGCAATCTAGGCACGCTGGATCATCCGATGCAACCACCCTCACGAAGTTGTGCTCTGACCAGGACTTTTGGCCTGTATGACTCGGATGCGAAGGGGTCGGATCTTACCTGACTTGACTCGATTTTCCGACACTGACTAGACTGAGGTACCTAGGTACTAACTCACTTCGTAAGTACAGGGGATCAAACAAAAAGATCCCCCTCCCTTACTTCGTTCGTATGTACTAACTAGTAAGTACTTAGTACTACGTACTTAGTACCTAGGTACCTCAGTAGTACAGCTCTACATACGTAGTGCTAGGGTAAATGAATCGAGCATAAGTGTATGCTCTTTGTTTGCTCTTGTATGCTGATACCTACCTACGTACCACCCTCGCACTGCTCGGGTATACAAACTATTACTAGGCCATACCTAGCAGTTTGCACTAGTACAGGGAGGAGGTAAATAAGTTGTCTATCCTTAAGCGTTTCAAGCTCAGTCCTGAACGTAGAGCAAGAGTCCTACGTACAGCCTTCCAGACTTCTCTTCCAGGCTTGATTTTGCTAACTAACAGTTGGATCGATGCCGTTAAGCAGCTCAACAATCCGACTGCAACGGCAGTGGCAGGCGTTCTAGGCACCATCCTTGTTGGCTGGTTGCAGAACCGTAGGAACCAGAAGAAAGAAACCCCCTAG